CTATCCAGCCCGGGGAATTTAGAGACGTAGATGTGCCATCAGGAAGCATCCGTGACAACATCTTACCGCTTCCATACAAAGAACCATCGCAGACATTGCTGGTTTTATTCCAAAATATTGTCCAAGAAGGTCGTGCATTTGCCTCTAGTGGCGACATGAACGTGTCTGACATGAGCGCTAACGCGCCAGTTGGCACTACATTGGCTATTTTGGAGCGAACCCTAAAGGTTATGGGGGCTGTGCAGGCGCGTATGCACTACTCAATGCGCCAAGAGTTCCGGTTGCTCAAGGCAATCATTGCAGACTTTGCCCCAGAAGAGTACAGCTACGAGCCAATTGAAGGCTCCCGCCGTGCCCGTAAATCAGATTACGACATGGTTACCGTGATTCCTGTGAGTGACCCTAACGCCTCAACAATGGCGCAGAAGGTTGTTCAGTATCAGGCTGTATTACAGCTTGCACAGCAGGCGCCGCAGCTCTATGACATGCCTTTGTTGCATCGTCAGATGATTGAAGTTCTTGGGATTAAGAATGCGTCCAAACTCGTACCCCTTGAGGATGACGCAGAGCCTACCGACCCAGTGCGGGAAAACCAAAACCTGCTCACTGGCAAGCCGGTAAAAGCCTTTATTGAGCAAAACCATGAGGCTCACATCGCAGTCCACATGGCGGCTATGCAAGATCCCAAGATTCAACAAATCGTTGGGCAGAGTCCGATGGCTCAGCAGATGCAGGCAGCAATGATGGCGCACATAAACGAACACGTTGCATTTGAATACCGCAAGCAAATTGAAGAGCAGTTGGGTCTGCCTATGCCTTCAGAAGAAGAAAACAAGCGCATGCCGGATGAGATTGCCTCTCAGATCGCCCAATTGGCAGCTCAGGCATCCCAGCGCTTACTGCAACGTGACCAGTCAGAAGCTGCCCAGCAGCAGGCGCAGCAGCAACAGCAAGACCCGGTCCTGCAGATGCAGATGCAAGAGATCCAGATCAAGATGAAGAAGATGGAGCTTGAAGAGAAGAAACTTGCGACCGACGCAGCAGCTAAAGCTGACCAGCTTGCTATTGAGCGTGAGCGCTTGGCGGTTCAGGAGCGTATTGCCGGGATGCAGGTTGGGGCAAAAATTGAGGGCGAAAAACGCAGTTTGGCGGCTAAACAGCAGGCAGAAGGCGTTCGCATGGGAATTGACATTGCAAAGTCAAAAAACCAAGAAAAAGCCTATTACCAAAACCAATCCAATAGAGGTAAAAAATGAGCGATAAAGTCTTTTCTTACCTTGTGGGCGAGTTAAGTACAGAACAAAAAAAGAATGTTGAGTTCCTTGTGAGTGGGGGAGCTAAGAGTTATGACGAGTACCGTCATATTTGCGGGGTAATCCGGGGTCTTACCCAAGCAGAATTCTTAATCAAAGACCTTGTGCAAAGATTGGAAAATAATGACGACTGAATTTGATGTCGAGGCTATCGACTTATCCGGGGTGCTAAACACTTCCCCCGAGCAAAAAGCCAAACAATTACCAGATCCAAAGACATTCCGCTTGCTTTGCGTGGTGCCGGAGGCTATGGAAGAGTTTGCAGATAGTGAGATTGGGATTATTAAGTCAAGTCAATCAATGATGTATGAGGAAGTACTCACTCCGGTCCTTTTTGTCGTAAAGATGGGACCAGATGCATATAAAGATACCAGCCGGTTCCCAAGCGGACCGTCTTGCAAGGAAGGCGACTTTGTCGTTGTCCGACCCAATTCAGGCACCCGCCTGAAGATTCATGGTCGTGAATTCCGCATCATCAATGATGATTCGGTTGAAGCGGTTGTGGAAGATCCCCGGGGAATTTCCCGTGCCAGCTAAGGAGTAATGTATGGCTGAATTTAAAGGTGAAGAGTACGAATTTCCTGATGAAAAGGAAGAGTCGTTTAAACAACCGGAAGCGGTTGAAATTGAAATAGAAGACGATGCCCCAGAAGAGGATCGTGGTCGCAAGCCCATGAAAGAGCCTGTGGACGACGTTACGGATGAAGAGTTATCTTCATACGACGAAAAGGTTCAGGCTCGGATTAAAAAGTTTACCCGTGGATACCACGATGAACGCCGGGCAAAAGAAGAAGCATTGCGAGAGCGGCAGGCGGCAGAAGCTTACGCAAAACAGATTTATGAAGAGAATAAGCGTCTTCAGCAACAGTTATCTCAAGGCAGCGAGGTTTATATCGAGCAAGCCAAACAAGTTGCTGAAAAGGAGCTTGAAGAGGCTCGACGCGCTTATAAACAGGCTTATGAGGACGGAGATACTGACGGCGTTGTTGCTGCACAAGAACAAATTACTCGTGCGGTAAGTCGTTTGGATAAGACGACTCAATTAAAACCTTTACAAGTAGAAGAAAAAGAGTTACAAATACGTCAAGCATCGCCGCCTGTTGATCAGCGTGCCGAACAATGGCGTAGTGATAACACTTGGTTTGGTAAAAACCGTGCTATGACTGCGTTCGCCCTAGGGTTGCACTCGGAGCTGGTTGAAGATAAGGGTATTGATCCAACATCTGGTAAGTATTATCAGATTATTGATCAGACGATGAAACAAAAATTCCCCGAGTATTTCGGGAGCGACGAAGAACCGGCTTACGAGGAAGAACCTCCGCGCCGTGCAACAAAACCGTCTACGGTAGTAGCCCCGGCTTCCCGTAGTACACCGCCTAACCGTATTCGGTTAAAGGCATCCGAGGCAGCGATTGCTCGCAGGCTTGGGGTTCCTTTGGAAGAATATGCGAAACAGGTTGCTCAACTGAAAAGAGGTGAATAATGGAACAGTCAGTTAAACAAACGCGCGCCCCTCGTGAGGCTGAAACCCGCACAGTAGCGCAACGTCCCCAAGCTTGGCGTCCACCAGAAACGCTGCCTACCCCTGACCCACGTCCGGGATGGTCACATCGGTGGGTTCGTTTAAGCACTTTGGGCACTGCTGACCCAAGCAACATTTCTTCTAAGTTACGCGAAGGATATGAACCCTGCAAAGCAGATGAATACCCTGAGCTTATGATGCACGCTACCACTGAAGGTCGCTTTATTGGCAACATTGAAGTGGGCGGATTGTTGCTCTGTCGTATTCCTGATGAGTTTTTGGAGCAGCGCGCGGCATACTACGCCAAGCAAAACCAAGCTCAAATGGATTCGGTGGACAATAACTTTTTACGTGAAAGTGATCCTCGGATGCCTCTTTTCTCTGATAAGAAATCTAAGGTCACATTTGGTTCTGGTTCTTAAATTTAGGAGTCCTTAAATGGCAAACACCGCTTCTCCCTACGGGCTACGCCCCGTCAAGCGTGTTGATGGTATGCCTTATGCTGGCGCAACGGAAGAATTTCTGATTGATCCGGCTGGCGAAGCCACCAACATTTTTAATGGTCAGGTCGTGATTATCGGTTCTGATGGCTATTTGGCTATCTCTACCGCTACCGGCGCAGACATCACTACTAATAACCTCGGCGGCTCTGGCGTCGGTGCTATCGGTGTGTTTGTCGGTTGCCAGTACGTCAACGCACAAGGTCAAGTGATTAACAGCCAATATTACCCCAGCGGTACTACTGGCGTTGTCAAGGCTTATGTCGTGACCGACCCCAACGTTACATTCCAAGCTCAATTGGATGGTTCTGGCGCTCAAACAGTCTTGGGCACCAACACATTCTTTGCCGCTGTGCAGTCTACCTCTACTGGTTCTACCCGTACTGGTAACTCTACTTCAGCTTTGGATGCTACCGTTCAAACGACTGCTGCTGCCTTCCGTATTGTCGGTTTCGCCTCACCCGCAGGCGATGCTTATACAGACGTGTTGGTTAAGTTCAACCCCAGCGCACATTCATATTTGAATAACGTTGGTCTGTAAGGAGTAAATTAAAATGGCAATTTCACGCAGTCAACTACTTAAAGAGCTGCTCCCCGGCTTGAACGCTTTGTTCGGCATGGAGTATGCAAAGTATGGCGAACAGCACAAAGAGGTTTACGAAACTGAATCTTCTGAGCGCTCATTTGAAGAAGAGACCAAGCTGTCAGGCTTCGGCTCTGCACCTGTCAAGGCCGAAGGTTCATCCATCGCTTATGACAACGCGCAGGAAGCATGGTCAACCCGCTATACGCACGAAACTATTGCTTTGGGTTTCTCAATCACTGAAGAAGCGGTTGAAGATAACTTGTACGACAGCTTGTCTGCTCGTTACACCAAAGCTCTGGCCCGTGCTATGGCTTACACCAAGCAGGTTAAAGCTGCTTCTGTTCTGAACAACGGTTTCTCTGCCTCTTATACCGGCGGTGACGGCGTTGCTCTGTTCAGCACTTCTCACCCCTTGGTTGGTGGTGGCGTTAACTCTAACACTCCCGCTGTTCAGGCTGATTTGAACGAGACTTCTTTGGAAGCCGCCGTTATCCAGATCGCTGCTTGGACGGACGAGCGTGGTCTGTTGATCGCTGCTAAGCCCCAGAAGCTGGTCATTCCTCCAGCACTGATGTTCGTTGCAGATCGTCTGTTGAAGACTGAACTGCGTGTTGGTACTGCCGACAACGACATCAACGCATTGCGTAGCGCCGGTTCAATCCCCGGTGGCAAGACAGTTAACAACTTCTTGACCGACAGCAATGCTTGGTTCTTGACCACAGACGTACCTAACGGTATGAAGCACTTCGTCCGTACTCCCATGTCTACCGGCATGGACGGCGACTTCGATACTGGTAACGTGCGTTACAAGGCTCGTGAGCGTTACAGCTTCGGCTGGTCAGACCCATTGGGTATGTGGGGTTCTTCAGGTTCTTCCTGATAAAACCA